CCTACAGGAGAAACTGGTCCTACTGGGTTTACTGGACCAACCGGTGCAACCGGTCCAACGGGAGAAACTGGTCCCACTGGAGAAACTGGCGCAACTGGAGAAACTGGCGCAACTGGACCTACTGGAGAAACTGGCGCAACTGGTCCTACTGGAGAAACTGGTCCTACTGGACCCACTGGATTTACTGGTCCTACTGGATTTACTGGTCCTACTGGAGAAACTGGACCCACTGGAGAAACTGGGCCTACTGGTGCAACTGGTCCTACTGGATTTACTGGGCCTACTGGTGCAACTGGTCCTACTGGATTTACTGGGCCTACTGGAGAAACTGGTGCTACTGGAGAAACTGGCGCAACTGGTCCTACTGGAGAAACTGGTGCTACTGGAGAAACAGGACCCACTGGATTTACCGGACCCACTGGATTTACCGGACCCACTGGATTTACTGGTCCTACTGGAGAAACTGGCGCAACCGGTCCTACTGGAGAAACCGGTGCTACTGGAGAAACAGGACCAACCGGTGCAACCGGGCCTACTGGAGAAACCGGTGCAACTGGTCCTACTGGTGCAACTGGTCCTACTGGATTTACTGGGCCTACTGGAGAAACTGGTCCTACTGGTGCAACTGGACCTACTGGAGAAACTGGTCCTACTGGTGCAACTGGACCTACTGGAGAAACTGGCGCAACTGGGCCCACTGGATTTACTGGGCCTACTGGAGAAACCGGTGCAACCGGTCCTACTGGTCCAACCGGATATACTGGTCCACGAGGAATAGAAGGACCTGCTGGGTTTTCATCAGGTGGAACTATTTTATATTTGAATTATCAAAACCCGAACACAGGTCTTCCTACTAATTTCAGCACAACCGTTTTATCTGCAGCTACATCAACCACTATAGTAGATGCTACAAGTTATGTATATAGTCCTAACGGTGGAACTATTTCTACCCCACCTAATCCACCTAACACTACAAATGCATTATTGAGTGTTACCCCAGATTTAACAAAAACACAAGAAACTATTACTTTTACAACACCAGCGAATACAACTGCATCCATTGTATCACAATTTGCTATTAGCATGAGCGCATTATCTCCTTATTTAATGTTTAACACCATACCTGCCGGTATATGGGATATGAACATATATGGAAGAGCAGATGCCAATAAAGATAGCAATAATATCGGCATAAGATGGTGGTTATTTGGATGGAATGGGGCTACTCTTACCAATTTAGTTGCAAATGGAAGTGATATTGCATATATGTATGATTACACTACTAGTCAGATAATAACCAGTTCTATGATATTTGAATCAACTGTAGACGTTAGTTCTTTTACACATTTGGTTGTTCTTATAACTGGCCACAACCGCAACTCTGCTAGTCATACTGCTAACGTATATTTTCAGTCATCTAATACGTATTCACATATACATACCAGTGTAGGTATTCCTGGTGCCACTGGTTATACTGGTTATACTGGTGTAACTGGTCAAACTGGCCCTACAGGTGCAACTGGTCCTACTGGTGCAACTGGTCCTACTGGTGCAACTGGTCCTACTGGTGCAACTGGTCCTACTGGCGCAACTGGTTATACCGGTCCTACTGGACCAGGGTTGACTTCTGGTTCCATTTATGGTGAAACAATTCATTGGGATACTTCATTTAATACCTGGACAATAACCGGAAATACTAATTTATCACTAGGCAATAATGCGGGTGTTACTAATCAAGCTGCTGGTGCTATTGCTATAGGTGTTTCGGCCGGTGCATATAATCAAGGAACCAACTCAGTAGCTATCGGAACCAGTGCTGGCCAGACAAACCAGGCGGCAAATAGTGTCGTTTTAAATGCTTCCGGAAATGCATTACCAGGCGGCACTGCTAATGCGACATATATTGCTCCTATACGAAATGTTTCTCAAAGTACGGCTATAGGCTACAACACTACAACCAGCGAGTTAACCTATTATTCGCTAAATATACCACCTACTATAACAGATATTCAAGGTGGGAATGTTTCTCCTCCAGATAGGACACTAATCGTTAATTTTAACAATGCTTTTATGGGCATGGCTACCAGCAACATAATAACAAGTACTAGTACCTCGACTAATTTACAATTTACAATTACCACTTTAGATTTCAGCAATGCTGTTACAGGAGGTAAATATACTTTAATACTACCGGTACAATGTAACACTGGTACTGTAACTGCTTCACTAGTACTTAATCCGACGGCAAATACAAACTATAGATTTTCTTTTGCAAATAGTATTTCAATCACTACGAGTGGTGGTTTGGGTGTAACAAACCCGCAATATATGGTTTTATATGTTACTTATGATGGTACCAGATATTATATAGATGGTGGCGGGTACCCTGCTTAATGTCTGACCGTATGGATTAAAAATCCATATGGTCAGCATCATGCTAGATATATTCACTATTTGACATGTTTATTTTTTATAGGTGCGGGTATAGGCGTATACACATAATGAAGTATTTTCAATGCCCCCGTTTTTGTTTTCGGTTTCACCATATTTTTCTCAGATAACAATGTCATAAGTATATCTTTGAAGACTGTACAGTCCATAATTCCAACTATTTCTTCATTTGCTTTACAGAAATGTCCCCATAATGTACTCGATGTAACACTTCCCCCCTCGCTCTCCGTCATATAAGTTGACCACCATTTACTAACAATACCATAATAGTCCACCACCATTTTGTTTGTTTCTTCATTCAATATTTCTCTAATACATTCATCATTTTTATCAAAATTACTGCGCAATTGTCCCATGATAGTTTCCCTTTCCCGATTATTTTTCACCATTCTTTGTGCAATTTCTTTTATTTTCAGTTCATGTTCTCTCAATCGCGTAAGTTCTTTTTCTCCTCCCGCACCCTCCTCAGTTGTCATAATACTATGTAATGTATTACAACAATGCCACACTGCGCGCAACATTTCGCTAGGTTCTTCGTATTTAAGCAATTCATTGATATAACACACACATTTACGTTCAGTTAACCATTCAAACATAAATGGGGCTTTGTCGAACTTGTCAATCGTCGTATCTAGGGATACTAACCATGCAAACTGGATATGGTCATTGCGTTTCAAATCCCGCTTGATTTTATCGCGCGATGTGCTATTGACTTTATTGGAATACAATTTGGAATCAGTCAACACAGTAAATCCGCGGAACTTCAGATGAAAATCGCCTTGTCCACCAACGGAGTGCATATCCTCTATTTCAAATCCATCAAAATCGCGAAATGCTGCCCGCGCTATTTCGTCAAAATGCTTTTCGCCGATTTTCCCCAGACTAACCGTCGTTTTCTTTTGTGTCATACTATCTATTTTCTCAACTGCCTTATCCAGAGAACATTTTATATTGGCAGTTTGTTTGTCTTTTTCTGACAAAATATGTTTCAGGTTCTCCAATTCTTGGTTTACTATTTTCATTGCTTCTTCCCGTGTTCGCGCATTGGCAGCAGCTACTTGCGTTTCCAGTGAAATAATACGGTTTTGCATATGTTCGCGTTCTTCTTTGTATGCCGATTGCAGTCGCTCATATGTTTCGACCCGTTTTGCCACTAGTTTTTCGCCATTTTCTTCGCCTTGTGTAATAGAATGTTTGTATAATTCTTTCTGAACGGCCAAATCTTTTTCCGCTTTTTCCATTCGTTCTTTACATGTTCTCATTTCTTCTTCAAACGTATCTTCCATTTCTTTGCGTATGGTTCCATATAATTCTTCATCGGATAATAATCGCATATATTCTTTGGCATTTATAAACGCGCGATACCCGCCTTTCAATACAATAATAGTATCTTCTGGGGACAATTCGGAGAACCCACTAGGTAGGTTCTCCGATTTAGGGATATACATATTTATTTTTTTGACCAATGTCATAGGTATATATTTATATGAAAAATGTATTTATATAATTGCAGATAATGTATTTACCTCCCCACCTCTATTAATGTCTGGTTGGGTGGACTGATGCCCCGTGGGCATATCACTACACATTTAGTCATTATTTTCCATAAAATATATAAACACAATCTATGTATTTACATATATTTATTTACACATATAAAATGTTTGTTCTCCTTCTATTATTCGGATTATTTTATGGAACATATAATATATCTGCATATGATTTAAATCAGGCAACTATAAGTGTATATCTTTCTGGTGCGGCATATTGCGGTAAAGACCACTATAAATCAATGGTTTTATCCGGGTCGGCCACCGGGTTTGTCTACGAAGACACACTTTACGATATTGCCGCCGATTTACAGGGATATATCGGCTATTTACCTTCTACCAAAAGTATCTATGTAGCTTTGCGCGGGTCTTCCAGTGCAATGAACTGGCTGGATGATGCCGAAATAAAACTGGTTGATTATACGACTTATCCAGAATGTAATTGCAAAGTCCATTATGGGTTCTATCGCTCTATACAAGGAATTATAAATAAGACTATTTCGACTGTGGCGATTTTACAGAAAAGGTTCCCATTTTATACCGTCATTCTTACGGGCCATTCATACGGTGCATCGACTTGTCAATTATTGGCCATGGAACTCGCCAAAGCCAATATAACGGTGGAAATATACAATTTCGGCCAGCCCCGGGTAGGCGAAGCCCACTACGCCGCATTTACAAATAGTGTTATATCCAATTACTGGCGATTTACCCACGACAAAGACGTAGTTCCACATTTACCACCAATTGAGTTTGGATATTACCATTCTTGCAGAGAAGTATTTGAAAATGATACCGGTGACTTGCGCATATGCAGTGTACTTAATGACTGGTCGTATGGGTTAAAAATCCATACGAACCAGCATGATGCTAGATATATAGAACGTGATGCCCCTGGGCATCACACCACACATCTAGACATTAATTGTGAAGATGCTAGTTGTGCTGACCAATACCCACTTGCTAAAACCAATGCGGATGACCATTTGGTTTACTTGGGACATCGGGTAGACTGCTCTACCAGTACCTTGTCGTCTGGTCGTGTCGGCTGATGCCCCTGGACATCATAGTCCACCCTACCAGACATTAAATACACAATTTGTATTTTGTTATATAAACAAAATAAAAACCATTATACTATCACTATGTATATACCTATATGGGAGATATTTCGAGAAATAGACTATATGAGCTTGGCACAAAATACAATACGGACAAGGTGTTTCATCACGAATACCACGATATATATGATTTCTTCTTGAAACAATTTTATAATGCACCCGGGGCTATGTTAGAAATCGGTATACAAAACGGCAATTCACTTAATATGTGGTTGGAACTATTTCCAAATGCACATATTTATGGCATGGATATAGATAAAGAGTATTCCGGAGAACGCTATTCTGTTTTCAAGGGAGACCAGAGTAATCCACATGATTTGCAAGCGATACGCTACAGTATTCGTAACTCTCAAGGGTTGTTTTTTATAAATGACGACGGTTCTCATATACCAGAACACCAATTATTGTCATTCAACGCTCTATTTCCTACTTTGGTAGAGGGCGGCATTTATATTATAGAAGATATTGAAACCTCTTATTGGACTAAAAACGGGCTTTATGGATATGAAACCCGTTATGGCTATAAACACCCCAATTCCATTATAGAAATATTCAAAGAGATTGCAGATACTGTCAATTCGGAATTTGCTGGTAACCGAAAAAACCGGGTTATGCATCACAATATGATTGGCAGTATTACATTTTCTCGTAATTGTATTATTATTGTGAAAAAAACGCAACCGGATAGGTCATATAGGTATTGGTATCATTTGTAATAGTAATATTTAATGTCTCACCGTGTGATGTGATGCCCATGGGCATCACGTTCCATACATCTAGCATCATGCTGGTCCGTATGGATTTTCAATCTATACGGCCAGTCATTAAAAGATCTTCTATTAGAAAGGATATAGAAGAGTTGCATAAGTATGTTATATTATAATGCATTTGTATTATATTGTATATATTACAACTATTTGTTCATTTTTATACTCTAATGCATATACATTACCATTGAATGTACGTTCTCGAAAGTCTTTTTGCTTGCGCACATACAATAGACAATATGGATTATCGCGATATGGAAAAGAACACTATTTGAAGAAACTCAATTCAAAGAATATTACGGAAAGAGAGAACGCCATGTTTGAAGAAAGCAACCATACGAATGAATACTCCAACTTGGATGATTTACTGAGTATATTGAATGGCACTTCGAACCATAGTAGTACAGCCAACGTTGGTGGACTACATATTATTTTTAATCCCGGAATGTTTGATTTCAATAAAGATGGAGAAAAAGACGAGGACTTGCAAGATAATGATTTTGGTTCACCTACAGAAATAAGTCGTCCCGTACGTCATTATGGCTATTCTCGAATGGGACGTTCTGCATCTGGCGATACAAAATCGGAGAACTTTGAAGTAGTGAAAAAATCCGGCGTTACATTTTCCGATGTAGGCGGATATGGTGCTATAAAGTCGGAGTTATACCAATGTATTGATTTACTAAAAAACCATACAAAATATGATGGATATAACGTCCGTATTCCACGCGGATTGATATTCGAAGGTCCTCCAGGTAATGGCAAAACATTGCTCGCGAAATCTTTGGCAGGCGAAGCCCAGACCGCATTTATTTCGGTTTCTGGGTCCGAGTTCCAAGAGAAATATGTGGGTGTTGGCCCGGCGCGCATCCGAGAACTTTTCTCTTTGGCGAAAAACAACATCCCGTGTATCATTTTCATTGATGAAATAGATGCCCTCGGGCGACGCAGGTCCTCTGATGGTGAATCATCTTCTTCTGAACGGGATAGTACACTAAATGAACTCTTGGTGCAAATGGATGGATTTAAAAACACCACCGGGATTTTCGTCATTGGCGCTACAAATCGCGCGGACTTATTGGACCCGGCGCTTTTGCGCCCCGGGCGAATTGACAAACGTGTTTATATTGCCAATCCTGACCGAAAAACCCGCGACGCTATATTACATATTCACTTAAAAGGCAAGCCGTGCGATGCCACTGTTCATATTGATGATTTAGTTGAGTTAACCGAAGGGTTGTCCTGTGCACAAATAGAGAACTTGGCAAATGAAGCCATGTTAAATGCGCTTAAAAACGATAAAAAGTTTTTTACTTCTCATGACATAGAAACGGTCATGAACCGTATTTTAGTTGGATGGCAGCCCTCGGAACACCAATTTACATCTAATATTATCGATATGATCGCTATACATGAAATGGGACACGCAGTTGTGGGGTTATTATCAAAACACCATTCCAAAATGACGAAGGTAATAATCAACTTATCCGCTCCGAAATCGCCGGGGTATACTGTATTTGAGGCATCGGCTTCGTCCATTCTCACGCGAGAAGCTCTTTTTGAGCATCTAATGATTTTATTGGCAGGTCGCATTGCGGAAGAAGTTTTCTATGATGTTTCTGTTACTACTGGTGCTATAAATGATTTTGAAGAAGCGCTCAAATTGGCCGAAAAAATGGTGGTATATTACGGCATGGGTAAAAATATTATCTACCCGAATATGAGTGAAAAATACAAGGAATTAATTGATACGGAGGTTGCGACGCTGATTAATGATGCATATGTATATTCCGAGTTTATTTTGAAAAACGCCAAGGCATTTGTATATGAAGCCTCTGAATTATTGAAACGCGAAAAAATAGTCAAGGCAGATACACTTATTGAATTGATGAATACCAAGTATCCGGAGGTTCTCAATTTAATGTCTGGTTGATTGGACTAATACCCGGGAGCATCATAGTCCGCACGACCAGACAACAAAATATACTAACCATAAATAAGATAAACCCTAACCATATATCCATATATTCCCACATCATATTACATCACTCAATATGAACAATTATTTCCATCGAAGATTTACTGCGTTAAAAAAAACAAATAAAATACCCGAAACACAAATAACTATACACGATTTTCAGCGCATAATCGGATTGAATAATATAAAGGGCGGTGAATATAGTATCGGGTTAACCGCTTATCCTGACCATTGTCGCGTACATATTCATTATATAAATAAAATAAATATGTTTGATTTAATAACCAATAATATTGCAGATTTGCCAATGGAAATAAATCATATGATAAATGAATATTTACCGTCTTATATTACATTAGAATTGCGGTTAGATTGGACACCTGATTATCCATTTACTCCACCTAAATGGTCTATGGTCCATTGCAATGACTATTTAGCAAGTTCTCTAAAAAATGCAGAGGAGTATTATAACTATATTGTTTCTAATCACAATAAAGCCAATAAAAATGAGTGGTCACCTGCTATAACGATTGACAGTGACATATTAGCATTCATGGTGCGTATTCATCATTTCGATAGTTTGTTTTTGCAGTAGTGGTACAAGCTATAATAATATCCCGTAAAATATCATCAATAGTAAACGTTGGGCTCCAACCTATATTTTTCAATTTCGTGGGTTCTCCGCGAATATCAATCGGTTGTACATCTAATCCTTTTCCGGTTTGTTCAATAAATGCAACCGGTAAGTTTGTACCCACTTGATACAATCCGTCTTCTTTTGAGTCAATTTGTATACCGGATAACTGATATAATCGAAATACGAGTGCCGATATAAGTGCACTTTCGGTGTTACAAATCACATAGGTATCACCTTTTGGTTGTTCCATTATTTTTCGTATAGCAGTTGCGGCATCCTTGGCATGTAATATATTTCTATAGGAATCCAAATTACCTAGTGTTAATGGGGTTTTTGTACGCATCCATTGGGTTGCATGAATGGCTACTTTATTCAATAAAAACTCCGGTCTTTTTCTGGGCGATTCGATTGTGAAGAAAATGCCGTTTGTAAAAGGTAGTCCATAGGTATCTCTATAAAACTGAACCATGTTATGTCCCATCGTTTTTGCAATAGCATAAGGATGACTATAGAACATGTTATGGTCATTATCGCCTTCTTTCACCTGATAATTCACATGACCTTTATACATTTCACTGCTAGTTGAATTAAATAATTTCATATTCCATTTATTTCGATGTATCATTTCGCACAAATTGGCTACTACCATTCCATTTATATTTAATGCTTCTATAGGATGCACAAACGAATATTGTGCACTCGATATTCCAGCCAAATGGATCACCATAGTCGGTTGGATCATAGATAAAACCTGTTCCAATTTCGCGTAATCCGTTAATTCAAAAAAAAAAAGCTGTCCTTCTTTTCTCCCTGCGCAGGTTCAGTATGACCAATACCATAAATAACGTAATCATTACCCAATTCTTCTTTCACATATTTTCCAATCATACCATCTAGTCCGGTAATAACAATCTTTGGTTTATAACTCACTATTTCAAACTCCGGGAAAGGAAAAACAAGCTGTCCTCCGTTTTCCAAATAGGCACGTTCTCTCTCTATAATCTCCGTTCTAAAATGCCATGGTAATACCAACAAATATTCTGGAGGACTTTGTCTCATCTCATCCTCGCCGATAATCTCACTTCCACTACAGGTCATTTTACCAATCTTGCTAGGATTTCGTTCCACTGCGTATTTCATATCTGACTCAGTTATATTCGCATATTGCAGTAGACAGTTTCCTTTCGTAGATGCGCCATAAATCCACATTTGTTTACCAATACCATTGATACTATTCACGAATGTTTTTAGTTTGTGTACTTGGGTTTCGCAATTTTTCATAAAATCGCTATATAGTGAGGTGTTGTGAATACCCAATTCATTTTCTTCCGCCAATATTTGGTTAATCACGTCCACGTTTTCCACATATATCGCGGACGACTTTTTCGCAAAATACACTCGGAAACTTCCGCCATTACAATCATTGAACTTCACATCGATGATATTAAGATTTGCTTTGTCGGCAATTATTTTGATTTGATGCAGTGCGTAATATTCCAAATGTTCGTGACATATAGTATCAATACTATTCGTCTTAATCATGGTTGGCATATAACTTTGTTCACATGTCCATATTCCGTCTTCATCTAAAATCTCATAGATATCTTGGGCAAATTGCACCGGGTCAGGTAAATCGTAAAACATGGAAATAGAAGAGACCATTTTGCACTTTAATTCCGGATATACCGCCCTGAAATTGTTCAATGTAAAATAGGTGGGTATCAATTCCACTTCCCCGTAAAAATGGCGGAACTGTTTCCCGGTGGGGTCTACGCCAATTCTCTTTATTTTATTGGAATACAACTGTAACATAGTAGAATCATTACTTCCTATATCCACTACGGCATCGCCGTCATTCAATTGAACAATAGAAAGTATTTCTTCTTGATATGCTTTCAAATGCGCCCGCATAGTATTGCTAATACCACTTCTATATCCATATTCATACTCATACAATTCAGAAGAAACCACGGTCTGTTTCAGTTGCACAAGACTGCAGTTTGCGCATTTACACAACGTAATGGGCGTTTTCGGTGTAGACCAATCGCCATATTTGGGGAACCTAGATGTGATATATTGGTCTCCCAAATTGATTATATCGGTCAATTCATTACACTTACATATTCTACATTCCAATTGGTCATTTGTCAACATTATATAGTATTACCATAATTCCGTCTTTTTATTATGTTTATTACCAAACTGTTTATTTATAGCGAAACAAATCACTTAAATATTTGCACTAGTATATCTTTACAATATATTCTTGCAATGTTACTTGAAGTTTCTATAGGAGAGGCAATAGATAAATATAGCATTTTAGAATTGAAACGAAAATATATAACCAATTCAGAAAAACTAAACGATATACAGAAAGAAATAGATAGTTTAACGGAGAACTGTTTTACATATATCCAATCATCCCCCTTTTTTTATAGATTACTATTGCATATAAATGACGAAATATGGAAGATGACCGATAAAATAAAGTGTATGACGCCTATAGACGCAGAATTTGCACATATCGCAAACAATATTTTTGAGTACAACCAAATACGGTTCCGATTAAAAACCGCATTTAATAAGTTATATAGTTCCGCGCTAGTCGAACAAAAGAGTTATTCGGAATCACATTGCAAAATTGTTATTCCAAATGAGGAATGTCTTTCACTCAAAACGGCGGAAATTAACTACCTTGCAATACAATATGATACTATTTCATTCGAAACTCCATCGGATATTTTAAGTATCATAAAATCAATGTTTAAAAATACCAATATCATATATGACCTGTGTGAGTGTGAACGTTTTGTCACCATTTATTTAGTAGATTATACCCTACCTAGCACTATATGTAGAGATGTATATTGTTTTTAATGACTGGTTGGGTGGATTACAAATCCGTACGACCAGCATGATGCCTAGACCGCAAACTTGTAACAAACTATTTGAGGATATATGTCAGATACTGACCGAATATTCGTCTCAAAATCGTCTATAAATATTACATTTTCCCAATTAGATAAATCAATGTGTGTTTTTATGTACTCTCCTTTACTAATTAGAGTACTTGTATAGTGAATATCAAACTCATCCGGTAAAATACCCACTTGTTTTAGGTGCGTTTTTGTCAATTTATAGCTATTAGAGCCTCTGGCTGTCAAAAAAAGTATTTTGCTATTCGTTTTCTCTAGGGTTTTGCACATACTATCAAACCCTTCTTTGTCCGTATGTGTAGGTGCTCTCATTCTTCTATATATAGATTTCATTTGTTCTAAATCTGTTGCATAATTTCCATTACTCAGATAAAAATCATTCAGCAATTCTCTGCAAAATCTATCACAATTAGGAAAATGTAATACAGTCCCATCTATATCACATATGACTAAATATGTTTCGTCGGGTTTTATTTCAATTTCGTTAAATGATGATATTGTAGTAAACATTCTAGGGTGCTTTTATGCTTTTATACTAGTTTGTACTGTTTATTTACTTTTACAAATAAACAGTATGTCTACTGTTTTGGATATGTATCTATTATTTTTGCTTTCTATTTTTATTCGTAATTTTTGATTTTTTGGTATTTTTTGTCGGTTTTCTATTACGGCGAGACTTTCGGCGTCCTCCACTGGACTGGACTGGTCTGGTCTGGGCTGGAGTTTTTTCTGAAAAAGTAACTTTTCCCGCATTAACGCATAATGTCTTGCCATCAATGAATAAACATACCTTTTTGATATTTGTTTCATCAGTATAAATATCACTTATTATGCCGCTTACTGTACCTATATATTTATTTTTATTTGTATCAGTCACACTAATATTGTTAGTTTTTGTATCAGTCATACTATAATATACGTGTATATTTTATTGTATAACCGTATTGATTGAAAATCCATACGGCCAGCATGATGCTAGTTGTATGGACCATGATGCCCCCTGGGCATCAGTCCATACGACAATACATTATAATCTATTACTTGTTTATTATTTTCCATATAAATAATACATCAATATAAAAATAACAGTATATATCTATATACAACTATATACATATAACTATGCAATCGTGTTCTCATTTTATCCAAAAGATTATTACTAAATCTACCAAACACAGAGAACTGTACAATAAAATATCCCCTATTTTGTTTGATGTTTCGCTGCGCGATGGTATACAAGGTGCTAATCCATCCACATGGCCTTCGGTTAAAAAGCGCGAAACCTTTTTTACTATTTATACCCAGTATAAACCCCAATCTATAGAAATAGGTTCTCTCTGTTCTTATAAAATACTACCCATTATGTCAGATACCAGAGAACTTTACGATTATGCTATATCAGAAATAGAACGCAATTATGACACAACTACCCAAACATATGTTCTCATTCCTTCGATTACCAAATTGCAAACCGCCATTCTTTACGGAATTACGCATTTTTCTTTTATTACATCGGCTTCTCCTACTTTTCAGTTGAAAAATACCAATAGAACTCTTGAACAAATCAAACACGAGTTCTCCCAATTACGTGAAATACTACATAATCAACCTTCTTCGGAGAACTATATGAAAAAATTATATATATCGTGTATTAATGAATGTCCTATTTCCGGAAAGATAGACAACGATTTTATAATCAGTGAAATACTCCATTACCACCATACCTATTTATTCGATGAATTATGTTTATCTGATACATGTGGAACATTGCCCTATCAAGATTTTGAGTATATTATTGAAACCATCCATTTTTTCGGGGTTCCGTTGTCTCAGATTTCTCTGCATTTACATGTTTCTTCTTCCAACTTGGAGAACTTGGAATATATTTTACGCTATTGTTTTCGTAAGGGTATACGCAGGTTCGATATATCTATGATTGAAACCGGAGGGTGTTCTGTAACGATGTCCAAGGAACGGCTTTTGTCGAATATGACATATGAACAATTTTATCAGATATTGTATAAACACATTGACGCAGTAGTAGATAACAATACCAATAATAATAATTAGGCCGAAACAAATTAAAGATAGCTACACATATATACCAAAATGCAAACTCGCAGTCAAACGAAATCTCTATTACAAGCAAAGTCGACAAGTAAACCAACTTGTGCAAGACCTACCTCGCCCGTTACGCGTTCCCAAACATCTCGCAGTTCATCTACTTGCAGTACTAAAAAAATTACCAATAAATACGCCTGTGCTTCCGGAATTACAACCCGCTCAGGGTTGGTATTGTCTGCATGCTAATGTATAAACTAAATATAAAACAATATAAATAATACAGTCTATATAGTATATCATTATACTATATAGAGAATACAAATGAGTTCCTCTATTACTACTAATACTGATACTACTACTAATAATATTAGGTTGTCTGGAGACCCTAATCTAGATGCTATTATGCGAAATATTGAATTAAAAACAGAACATAAAGTAAGAGAATTATTGCAACAGCCTTGCAAAACTACGAATACTGCAGAAAATGCAAAAGCGTTTACAAATGAATTATCGGCTATAATGATATCTGGTGCGAATGAGTTCAAAGAAAAAACGGGAAGGGGTATGACATACAGTGAGATGCGTGCCATGTATGGATAAATACCGATTTATTTCATATTTATTTTATATTATAAAAATGAAATACTTATTCACATACCATATTAGGTTGTTGTTTATCCACATATACGGTTTTCAACAATTCTTTGGCGATTTTTTCATTGTTTTTTTCCACCCCGCCTGGACATGTATTACCAAGTGATTGTTTCATAATTTGAAATGACCGATTGTAATCATTGGAATCCAATATGCGGTGGTCGGGATGTTCGGTATTCCATTTACTTATTTGTTGTATATTCCTGAATGCAATACGGCGTATGGCTGATTTTATTTTTGCCTGGTCTGAAGTATCCCTTATCCATATGTCATTTTCACGTACGTGAACGGTTTTTCTTTTTACGTCTGTACAATGAACTGGTCGGGTATATATATCGAGTTCTTTCAACCCATTCATAAATATTTGTGTAATACCTTCCACATATCCCCTATCGGCTACGTTCTCCAAATCATCGAAATTGAGCTGCAAGTTTTCCACAAAATCCGATAAATTGATTGCATTTTTACATTGTTCATTCAAGAAAAACTGTATATTAAACTGTTTGTTATGGGAATTGTTATGGTTATTGGTATTATTGTTGTATGTGTTTGTCGACTGGGTTTTTTGTACCAGCTCCAACATTACTTTGTTTTGTTCTATCAATAAGTTTTTGAACTCTTGATTATCGCGCATTAGTTCCAGTATTAATCTGGTTGATTCAGATGGTTGTATATCTGGATGTGGATTGTATGGTGGAATAATTATATGCGTATTCTCATATGGCGAAACCACTGCATTTGTTAATGCATTCATAGATATTTCAACGCTAGTTTGCTGCGCTGGTTCTGGGACTTTACAAGTTGCCTTATGTCTACACAGTCCTGACATAAATTGATATATTTTTCCACAATGACACGATAATTTGCTTTGGCATTTTTTGGCATTTTTTGGCATTTTTTCGTTATCATTCGCTATCCTCTGATGCTTTTGTGTCAATAAATGTCTATCATATTCGGATTGCTTGCTGCATATTACGTCACATTTTTCGCATTTGTAAAAAGACGCGCTTTCGCGCGCTTTTTCGTTATCATTTGTTATCATTCGATGTTTCCGAGTGAGTAAATGTCTATCATAATCAGTTTTCTTGCTGCATATTAGGTAACATTTTTCGCATTTATAAAAAGGCGCGCTTTTGCGCGCTTTTTTGTTATCTTCCGTTATCATATATATGATAACAAGAAAAGCGCCTAAATGGTTTACCGCAAAATATAAATATTTTTTATGCAGTCATTTTAAAACGTATTTTTTCGGGTTTGTTACCATGTCAGTCACAATACATATTTTTTTACAAAGTCTAAGGCCCTAAGAGAAAAATGGACATAGTTGGGCATGTCCATTTTTTTGGAGGAACCCTATTTTATTTTGAAAAAAACAGAAAACACAAAAACCCCCATATACTCATATTACTATATATTTTTATTGTCTGGTCGCGTGGACTGATGCCCAGGGGCATCACATTCCATACAACCAGCATGATGCTGACCATGTGGATTGGAAATCCACATGACCATACATTAACACATTCTATTCATATAACAACATCATATATGGGCTATTACACCCACTGCCCATTAAAATATTGATGAAAGTCATGTAGATGTTCTCTATAAAATACAATCCACATAGATATATTTCCGGAGCCACATACGACATATTTGCATTTGGACATAATAATCACAATAGCCAGAAAATATTTGGAGAACTTGTAGTTGTTTTCTGGAAACACCTTATCTACTGTATTATCGCATGTTCTCATATGTCTGGTTTCATCCTTGAATATAATATGATTTGTATATATTTCTGAGAACATTTCTATAAACTCGGTTTCATCACTTTGAATGAGAAACTTTACCCCCGGATTTTTTTCGACTATTTCCTTAGATTTTGCAAGCATATCACTGTATGAACACAGTGCAGTCTCACGTTTTTTATCATTTCCTCTATGAAATAGTACACATATATTATCATAGTTCTCCATTAATCCATATTTTTCTTCCATTTTAGAAATAATCCCGAGTATTTCTTCCGTGGGCGTAAAATATTTACGTATAAATGGGGTAATCATAGTAAGGTCTAATAGGGAATAATACCAGAATTGCCATCCCCAATCATAATGTATATGGCCGGTATATTCAATTTGAATGGGATGTTTATTATAATGGTCAAAATAATCATATGTTATATCGCGTTGTTCTCCCCCGGGCTTATACATTTTAAATAAATCGGATGAATCAACACCGTCCGGTAATCGACCATTCCTATTATAATAGAGTATTATATCACTAAGAATAACCGAAGAACAACTAAAAAACCCTTCACCGTGGATTATTTTCAGCATAATGTGTATTACATGGAGAACCTTTTATATTTATAGATGTCAATATGATATAAATATAACGAATATATATATCTGTTATTTATTGTCTGACTATAATGTTGATTACTATGATGCCCCATAGGGTGTATGATATACCATATGTCTATATAGTAAGACATTACTGTCTGTCTGGTCGGGTGGATTGAAAATCCTTACGACCAGCATGATGCTGGTTGTATGGACTATGATGCCCTGGGGCATCAGTCCACCCAACCAGTCATTAATAAACTTATTGAAATAGATTTAAACCCAAATACATTATATAATTATACCTATACACATATACGACGTATGATGTATTTTACTTCAGAACAACGAATAGACGGATTTGGCGCTCAATTTCAAACACTGATACATATGATATATTATGCATATGCAAACAAAGGTGTGTATATACACACACCTATAAAAACAATTGAACATAATTATTCTAACGATACATTTTATATTAAGCAACTCGAAGAATTGATGTGTACACATATTTTTAAAACGATAGATGAAATAACATTTCCTATTACAGAAGTTCTCTGTATAACCAATAAAGAATGCCGGGATTATTTTGATTCAAATGTCGACAATGCCATGTCAGATACATCAATGACATCCTATAAAACTTTATTTTGGGAGAACATTATACATTGTCATTACAATACAGGTAAGTTTAATATAGCACTGCATATTCGCAGGGGAGATGTTTCCCATAACTATAATGAGGGACGATATACGCCGAATGAGTATTATTTGGAAAAAATTGCCTATTTATCGGAACAATATGGCGATAAGGATTTATTATTCCATATATATTCCGAAGGAGAAGAGGCCGATTTTGCATGTTTTAATAGCCAAAACGTAGTATTGCACTTGAACGAAGATGTAAAGTCGACATTTCTGGGGTTGGTAACGAGTGATGTATTGGTTCAAGCAAAGAGTTCGTTTTCTTATGTAGCGGGGTTATTATCACGTGGAATAGTATATCACATACCATTTTGGCATCCGCCTTTATCGTCTTGGATAATCCATACGGTCAGACATTAAGTACTATATTATTTAAATAATCGGGAAAATCGCAAAACATTCTATATTCTCCGCCATCATTCATGCGACCTAATAGAACAGGTACTTTCAATGCAAATGCTATTGCCATAGGTGCGGATGCAGCGCCAATAAAACGATCGCAGGAATATATAGCAACGGTCATATCATATATGGTTATAGGGTCATAGTATTCAATTTGTAACCCGGTTTTTTGCACAAATGCCTCATAATCATGGTAATTGGTTTGTGTGAACCCAATAAATATAAGCCGGTCTCCATATGTTTCATATAGAGACTTGTAATCAATATTAGAGAACCGGATGGTGGTTTCATTTATGAGTATTTTGTCGGCCCATTTTGTGTCTTTCGGTACACATAACCACTGATGTTTTCCCCATTCTACGCCATATTCATTTCCGAAAACAACGGCCCAATTATTGGTATAGAGGGGCTGTTTTGTTCTCCAACTGGTCAGATTTATGTCGTAGTGTTCTCCGGCATATATTTTATAGTCATGAATATAGTCTTGTTGCATAACTAGTTGGTATGTATGTTGATAGGTGGTTTCTACCCCTAACCTAAAATGCACGTCTCTATCGGAAATATATAGAATACCTTTTTTACCAGTAAGGATGTATTTCTCTTTAATAACCGACATTTGATGAATAAAGTCACCCAAAAATCCTCCGGCAATATATGTAATACATTCTTTAATGTCTAGATGTGTGGTGTGATGCCCTTGGACATTGCGTTCCATACATATAGCATCATGCATATATTCGTTTGGCTCCATACGGATATATAATTATATAGCTGTATGTTTTATATTCTATGTTTACTAATGAATATTACTAATAACTATATAAAACAATTTTATATATTAATAAATATGAATAATTATAGTATTCCTTTAGATTGTAGTCATGTTAAAATAGATATAGGTTTGTCATATGGCGCAAATCAATCATCAAATTGGCTTGATACCGAAAATGACGTTATGGTATTTGGATTTGAACCAAATCCGGAGTCATATAATTGTTTATTAAACGGTAATATTTCACTACGAGACCCATCTCATGCTTGGGCAGGTAAACCGTTAGATAAAAAACATATCGATTCTGGGAGAATGTGTATATTCAATGTAGCATTGAGTAATGTTGAAAATATGGAAGAATTAGATTTCTATGTAAACTCGAAAGATTGCGGTACATCTAGTTTATATTCACATGACCAACAGTATCTAGGTCCAATTGCAAAAGTAATAAAAGTACCAGTTTACAGTTTAAAAACGTTTTTTGATACTTTTCCTTGGGACAGATTTGAATACATTGACTATATTAAAATTGATGCACAGGGTTCAGATTTAAATATATTGAAAGGTGCGAGTACTTATTTATCAGAAAAGGTGGTATATGTTACTGCAGAACCTGACGGAAACCAGTATTTCGGTGCACATGATTGTAATATAGATAATATAACAAATTATATGGTTAGTCAAAACTTTCTGAAAATAAATCATCCCAATACATCAGACCCCACTTTTATAAATACAAAGTTTTTACATTTGCAAGATAAAATATATATTTCTCAAAAGTAAGCAATTTATTGTATATATGTGTGTGTGGACTGATGACCCGACATTATGAAGTTCTCTATTTGGAGTGTAATTGGTCGAGTATTTGTTTGATTTGTTCACTAGTATAATTTACATAATTGCCGGATATGATTTCTTTGATATATTCCATATCAACCAATTCAGGATGGACATACCAATCTTCATATGGACAATCGGCACCTTGCCAAAAAACGGAAACATTTGCAAATAGTAGTATATATCCTCTCCGCAAAAAGATTTCTCTTGATTTTTGTCGTGTATTGAAATAATCACCCCTATAGATATCGTGCTCAAATGTAACCGTAGCAAACTTGTATGTATCAAATACCGTATTATCAAATAGTTCCAGAGTATCCAGCGTTGATTTATTGTCTACATCTAAATCAATCTGTAAATAGTCTATATTTTTGGGATATTGGTTCTCATCAAGAAACTGTTTATATGGAATATTTCTAGCATCACCTATTATATAGTTACATGATGGGCGTTGTTCTCTATATAGATGTTCAAAATCGCGCACATACTCTACCATCAATCCTTTGTAATTGTAATGTTTATGTAAAATACATGTGTTGTTATTTTCACTGGGATGATTTGTACCGATTTCAACGAAATAACCGTTTTGTTTGTGTTTTAATACGGACAAAACGAAATAATCTTGATAAGATTGACTGCAAATAGGAAAATGAGTTACTATGATATTTTTCATAGTGGTAATAAGATTTTGATTGCTATACGTGTTTCTATAAGTATTGCAATATTCAGTTGAGTAGAGCATACAGTCTTGGATGCTTGTTTTATAGAGACAAATCGCATCCGAGTAGATATGGCGAAACATATAACTATCGGATATACCAAGGGGTGTTTTTACGGAAATAGCATAGTCAATGACACTGGATATTCCTCTTCCTTGCATAGTATCGTATAAAAAGATATTCATAGTATTAGAGTTTAAAAAACATAGGAGGTCTTCATTCGTAAAAAACTCGTGGGTTATTAGCAATGTTATATTAGGTTTCGTAATTTTATCTATGCATTTTTGAGCAATTAGAGTGGTTTCAAGTGAGGGGTCTGTATCTCCCCTAAAATGTGCAAGTGGTATAACAAACTTAATAATTGCTTCGTCGTAGGTAGAATTGATAAGTTCTACTATTTTAGGAAACCCTTTGCAATCAAATCCGAAACCAAATGAGCCAAATATGGGTATATGTTCTCCCTTGTGTTCTATAAAATCCCGGATAGTATTCGTAGATGGAACCCACGATTGTATAGTATTTTCTATATTTTCAAAAATCGGTCTAGGTAGACCGTTTACCCCATTTGGGTCAATACTTAGTTTTATATCGAAGATATCATCACTGCTTTCGTGTGCTATACTGATATTTTTCACATTTTTTTGAATAGTTGTATGGTTCAACCATGGCATAGTGAGAACATGATAATTATAAATAATCATTATTATAGTTGGGTTCTCTTGCAAGATGCGAATATACTCATCGTAGCTATCTAGTTCTCTATAAATATAGTTGATAGTGTGGGCGCGCTTGATGCTTAGCTGTGTGGTGTGATGCCCAGGGGCATCACGTTCCATACAGCTAGCATGATGCTGGTCTGTATGGATTTTTAATCCATACGACCAGTCATTAATAATATCAAAAATGCGTTTTCCGTACTGGTATACTCCGCAATTCGTTTTGGAATGATTTAAAAATAGAATATTCATATATTATTCATAACATATGAATACGTAAAAACATACGCAACATTCGTCCTGTCTAAATCTTTACAAACCTTTATGGTGGATTTATTGTGTATATGTAAACATATTGCGGCAATCTTGCACGAACTCTTCGTCGGATTTAACAATAGGCTCACAATATTTTCCTTTCAAAAGAGACACAACAATGAATGTCAATTCATCCATCGTAGCCTGTAATTGGAGAACTTCGCCCGTTTTAATATTAAGAATACGTATATTACGGTCATCATTTACTAATATTTTCCATAACCAGGCATAAATAACTACTTGCAATAGATGGTCTATAGTGATTTTGCTGGTGCATTTCAGTTCCCATAGAGTAAGTTCGGTAACTAAATCCACTCTGGCGGAGAACCTGAATATAGTTCCATTATTAAAATGGGGTGCCAAAATAGCATCAATATCTTCGTGTTCTTTATCCATAGAATAATCAATGAGAACTTGTTCAAAAATGGGTCGTTTTCGCTTGCATTCTTCCACAATATGCGCATCTAGTCGCTTGATGCATTTGATGGCGTTTTCTCGCGTAATCCATGTATATTCATCTGGTTCAATTTGTTTTAATTTGAAATACAGGCGTTCTTGCGTAGCGATATAAATATTGGATGCATATAAATAGTCGCTTATTTTTGTGCATTTTTCTGGCATATTTTGTATGATTTCTTTCAAATATCGGTGTTCGTGGTCTTTGCTATCCGACATATTGTTTTCTATCATTTTTTTCAGAATATTGGGTTCATGTTCTCCGGTTTTCCATCTTTTTTGTATATGATGATAATAAATACAGGGAACGGCAATGCCATTTATATCACTCACGTCTTCATAAAATCCGTTTTTTGTTCTACATACAGTAGGCAATTCGATTTCGTCTGCTTCAGTAGGTTCTCCCGTTTGGCGAATAAAAATGCGGTCAATAAGTGGACTAATCTCTTCTATTACATTTTCTGGAACAAATGTAATGAGATTAGTAGGAGTAATATTGAACCTGGGAATGAGTGCTTTTTGTTCATATTCTAGATTTCTTTCGTAGAAGAGAGATTGAGGTATTCCTTTAAATGCAATATATGGCTGTATTTTCATTTGATGATGCGACATCTTTAGAAACTCCAGTGGTCTATCCGTGTCGAAATCATTTTTTTCAAGGAGATAAAGGCAGTTAGTCGCTCTGGTAGCACCTACATACAGAGTATTGGGGCATATTTCTTTGGATGCATTTTTTGCTTTGAAGTAATAGCTATTATCAAATCCTACAATGAATACATATTTTCTCTGGCGTCCTTTTACAGAATGAAAAGTGGAGAACACGACCTTTCCTTCGATGACTTTTTCGTCGACGTTCTCGGTTTCGAGCATGGGGACATGGCAGGGAATATCATGTTCGACGAGTGCGTTCTCCATTTTTCGTATATAACTATTATGCCCCTTGACAGATGCACATAAAACGAAAAAGTCGGATGGTTTGGCACCCATTTCTAGTAATTTTTTAATTTGCGCAATAACAAATATTTCGGTATTTCTTCTACTTTGTCTATAATAATAGACTTGTTCTCCATCTTTACAAGAGAACATGCGTTCTTCGCCTAACATAACATTGTTTACAAAGTGCGCCATTTGTTTTGTAATACGATAAGACATTTTGAGATTGCATCTTACAAACTCTGTATTGATAAGTTGGGGGTGAATATTCCATATTTGGTCGGCCATAGTAAGAAAACGTGTATCGGCGCCCTTAAACTCATAGAGACCTTGCTTATAATCTCCTAAAATAAGTAATTGAAAGTTCGACCCCATATCTTTGGAGAACTTTAGCATTAATTGATAGTAAAGAAAGGACATATCTTGGGTTTCATCCAATACAATTAATTTAAAAATGGGTATACTTATACGAGGTTTGATATGGTTGAATAGAATATACCGAATAGCAGTGTCTGTGTGTGCAGAAAGCATATAATATTTTTTCGCTAAACTGTGGAATGTATGGACTTCAATGTTCTCTATTTGGAGAACCTTTGTTTTTTCTTTTATTTCAAGCCGTAACATGGAATTATAAGTCATTTGTAGTATATTGATACCGACAAATGCTTTTGCAACTGATAAAATAGTGGTGCTTTTACCGGACCCAGCTATAGCGTCTACAATGACATTTTTATTATTTTTTAGATGTGTAATAACTAGTTGTTGCTCATCACTTGGTTCATTCATATTATAGTTTATAGATTATATATTTTTTTATTATGTTGTATATAGTACATTCTCTTAGGTTTAAATTGTTTATCGTGTCAAACATTACGATTACTTGCAATAATGTCTGACCGTATGGATTAATGTCTGGTTAGGTGGACTGATGCCCCGGGGCATCATAGTCCATACATTTAGCATCATGCTGACCATATGGATTAAAAATCCATACGGTCAAACATTAAATATTTTTTATTTACAATAATATTTAGTAGTATATATACTATTGAATGTTACCATTCCGAAAAGTTAAAAATAATAGTAAATATGCAAATATTTTTAGCAGTATTATGAACAGTAATGCATCACGCCATAATCACTTAACACGTATTATACAAG